TGACTTCCGAGCGCAAACAGATGAATCAACTCCCTTCCAAATACTGAGAGGTGCTGGACTGAAAGCTGTGCCAGCTCCTAGTAATAGTGTAGACTTACGACTTGAAGCTGTTGCTTCTCAACTTACCAAGATGTCTGAAGGACTACCAGCATTCTTAATTGATAGAAGGTGTCAAACATTAATTAAAGGTTTTCAAGGTGGCTATTGCTATAGACGTATGCAAGTGTCTGGTGAACGATATGATGATAAACCTGAGAAAAATATGTACTCTCACATCCATGATGCCTTGCAATATATGATGCTTGGTGCTGGTGAGGGTCGTAGTTTGATAGCTGGTCAAAAGCCAGTCAAAGCGTTCAATGCGAGAAAAGGCTTTGATATTTTTAAAAGATCGCCTAATAATAGAAACAGATCCAGTTTTTGGAACAGACTATAAGGAGAATAGATATGTGCTTTGGTGGTGGTGGTAGAAGTGAACCTGAGAAAACAAGTCCAGTAGTTACGTCAGAACAAAAATCAAAAGAAGAAGAAGAAAAGAAAAGAACTATCGAGCGTAGGCAAGAAGAAAAAGAAAAGACGATAGCTCAAGAAGCTCCTATAAAAACATCTCTTACATACGAAACTGGTGCAAAAGCTGGTCAAAGAGTGATGAGAGGCAGTAGAGGTCGTAGAGCATTATATACTTCTAATCGTGGTGGTGTTGGTTTTAGAAGCCCACTTAGTGGTGGGGGTATGTACGGCTAATGCATGGTGATGAAGAGCTTATAAATTCATTCTTAAAAAAGTATGAAAGAGCTAAATCAGTTAGACAGCGTTGGGAAAGTTTATTTGATGAGTGCTATGAATATGCTTTACCTATGCGTCAAACCTTCGCTACACAATCTATAGGTGAAAGAAGAGATGATAAAATCTTTGATGAGACTGCTGTCGTTGGAGTACAGGAGTTTGCGTCGCGATTACAAGCTGGTCTTGTTCCTAACTTTGCTCGTTGGGCTGACTTTACTGCTGGTAGTGAGGTGCCTAAAGACTCACGCGATTCCGTAAATAATGAACTTGAAGAAGTAACTGAGTATGTTTTTGAAGTTATACAGAACTCAAACTTTGGTCAGGAAGTCCATGAATCGTTTATGGATCTTGCACTTGGCACTGGTGTTCTTCATGTCGAGGAGGGCGATGCTATTAATCCTGTTAATTTTACAGCTCTGCCTCTTCCTCATGTTGTATTGGATGTTGGTCCTGACGATAGGATTGATCATGTATATCGAGAAAGGGATATTCGGTATTCTGATATAAAGATCTTATATCCAAAGGCAACTATCAATCCTCGTCTTGGAAGTCAGATGACATCTAATCCAGATGGTCGAACAAAAGTTCTTGAGATTATTTGTCGTGATTATTCTAAACCAAATGAAGATGCATTCTTTTGTATTATCTTTGATATCGCTACAAAGTGTTTATTAAAGTATGAAGAGTATAAAGGAACTGGTAGTAATCCATTTATATGTTTTCGCTGGAGCAAAGATCCAGGTGCAGTCTATGGTCGAGGTCCGCTTATAAATGCATTAAGCGCAATCAAGACAACTAATCTCACAATAGAATTAATTTTAGAAAATGCACAGATGGCAATATCCGGTGTATATCAGATGGATGATGATGGTGTTATCAATCCTGATACAATCAATCTTGTGCCTGGAACTGTAATACCTAAAGCACCAAACTCTGCTGGACTACAACCAGTTAAGGCGGCTGGATCATTTGATGTGGCAAATCTTATCCTTTCAGATATGCGATTGAATATTAAGAGAGCATTGTATAATGATATGCTTGGAAATCCAGATCGAACACCAGCTAGTGCAACAGAGATAGCAGAACGTATGGCAGATCTATCAAGACGTATTGGTTCTGCGTTCGGTCGATTGCAAGCTGAGTTAGTACAGCCAGTTCTCCAGCGTGTTGTATACATATTGAAGAAGCAAGGACGTATCAATATACCAACAATCAATGGCAGACAGATTAAAGTTCGTTCTGTTTCACCACTATCGCAAGCACAGTCTAATCAAGATATTACTTCTATAAATAGATTCCTAGAACTTGTTGGTGTAAGGTTTGGACCTGAGCTGGTAAATGTTTTGATTAACTCAGAAGAAACGGCAGTATATCTAGCTAAAAAGTTTGGTGTGCCAGATTATCTACTTAGAGATCTTGAAGAGCGTAAAGCAATAGTAGAGATGGCACAGCAGATGCAACAACAACAACAAATGATGCAACCACAAAGGACAATGGATGAACAAACAAACTAATACTATAGGCTCAATAAGTAAGAATGTTTTAAGTAGCCATCTTGACGGATTCCCTAGAGGAACAGAAGATGAACAGAATATATCTTTAAATTTTGTTTCTCTGTTTTCATCACCAGCTGGTGCAGAGGTTCTAAAGTATTTAAGGAGTGTAACTATAGAAGCAGTTCATGGTTCGGCTGTAACTAATGATACACTTCGACATGCAGAAGGTCAGCGATATATTGTTGGCTTAATTGAAAGACGTATTCAACATGGACATAAGGTGAAATCAAATGGCTGAAGAACAACAAACAGAAACACAAGAAGAGCAAACAATCGAGGTTCCGCAAGAGTATGCTGATGCTCGACCTGAGTGGTTACCTGAAAAGTTTAACTCTCCTGAAGACCTAGCGAATAGCTATACTAATCTTGAATCTAAGATTGGACAGAAAGAAGAAGAGATTCGCAATCAGATGATGGAGGAGATACAAGCTGAAGCATATTCCGAACGACCAGCAGAGGTTGGTGATTATGTTCTTCCTGATGTTATTGATGATGAGTTGGCACAAGATAATGAGTTATTGAACTGGTGGGCTGATCATGCTTTTGAAAACGGATTTAGTCAAGGTGAGTTCGAGGAAGGCATTATGATGTTTCATGAATCTATGAATGATGGTTATGATGCTGATGTCGAAATGGATGAGCTTGGTGATCATGCTCAAGAAAGAGTAGAAGCTGTTGGTTTGTTTGTTGAATCAAACTTTCCAGAAGAATTAAGACCAACTATTGACAATCTCTGTGCAACAGCAGATGGTATAAGAGTAGTAGAACTTATGATGGAAGGATTGAAAGAAACATCTATCAGTGGGTCAGGCTCACCAACTGCTGTTCTTACTGATGATAAGCTCAAAGAGATGATGAACGATCCTCGATATTATAGTCCTAACCAACGCGACCCAGCCTTTGTCAAAATGGTTGATGAAGGATTTAAGAAGATGTACAACAGATGACCAAAAAAAAAGTAAAAAAACCGATAAAGTATTGACATATATAACCAGAGGCAACCTTGAGTTCAGACCATGTGTTGTATCTGATGTTGATATTATTCTCGATAATATGCGCTTACCTGATATCAGGGAGTGTGCATTGGTTGGGGTAACACCCATGATTGCTCTTCATGTGCCATTTGAAGAAGAAGGTGCAAGAGGTTTTACTATCTGTCATAAGAAAAAACCAATAGCTATGTGTGGCATTACTTCTATGGATAAGTACATGCATACTGGTAAGATTTGGTTTCTCGGTACTGATGAAGTGGATGATATTTGGAAATCATTCTACAAACATAGCAAACTTATACTCAGTTTTCTTGCTATAGGCTACGATGTAGTAGAGAATTATGTGCCAGTTGACCATGAAAAAACTATCAGATGGCTAAAATGGATAGGCTTTCAGGTAGAAAATCAGCAGTATTTTATCAATGACCATGAGTTTGTGCGAGTTTTCTATTGCAATTTAAATAAATTTGAGTCTAATAATAGATTAAGTGAAAGACCCGTACTGCATTAGAGAAGCCCTATACGGATAACTTCGTTGAAAATAGCAAAGGACAATCGGAAGCGGAAACTGAAACTTAACTTATGAGGTGCTAATATGGCTAATACTATTGACACAGCCTTTATTAAGCAGTTCGAATCTGAAGTTCACCTTGCTTATCAGCGTATGGGTTCTAAGCTTAGAAATACTGTACGAATGGCAAACAATGTGACTGGTAACGTTGTACGTTTCCAGAAGATTGGAACTGGTAGTGCGAGTACCAAGTCCAGAAATGGTCTTGTGACTCCAATGGAACTAGCGCATACAACTGTTGAAGCGACAATGAGTG